TTGAGAGACGTGGAAAAGAAACCAACCATTCATCGGTCGGATACGACCTTGACCTCGACGCGGCAAAGCATTCGATCGGGTGCCGATTGGATCGTCTCAGGCGGTCCAGAGATACAGGACGCCTTCCTGAATGATCTCAGCGACCGAGAGCTTTTGGCGCTACCCTATCTGTTCGAGTTCTGGGCGCTTGAGCATCAGTTACCCCCAGCCGAAGATTGGAAAACCTGGGTCATCATGGGCGGACGCGGCGCGGGCAAGACACGCGCCGGCGCGGAATGGGTGCGAACACGGGTCGAGGGTGCGGGGCCGCTTGATCCCGGCCCCTGCCGCCGGCTCGCCCTTGTGGGCGAAACCGTGGATCAGGTGCGCGAGGTCATGGTGTTCGGCGAAAGCGGTATCATGGCCTGTTCCCCCCCGGACAGGAAGCCGGATTGGCAAGCCTCGCGAAAAACCCTTGTTTGGCCCAACGGCGCCGAAGCACAGGTTTTTTCGGCGCACGAGCCTGAAGCCCTGCGCGGACCGCAATTCGACGCGGCATGGCTGGATGAACTGGCAAAATGGAAAAAGGCACAGGACACGTGGGATATGCTGCAATTCGCCCTGCGGCTCGGGGACGATCCGAGGATCTGCATCACCACGACACCGCGCAATGTGGGGGTGTTGAAGGATATACTCACGGCCGCCACGACGGTGGCCACCCATGCCCCCACAGAAGCCAATCGTGCCAACCTTGCCGATAGTTTCCTCGAAGAGGTCAGGGCCAGGTATGCCGGCACCCGGCTGGGACGACAGGAACTGGACGGTGTTCTTCTGGACGAGACCGAAGGCGCGCTCTGGACCCTGCCGATGCTGGACACGGCCCGCGTGAACAGCCCCCCCGACCTCGACAGGATCGTCGTGGCGGTGGACCCGCCGGTCACGGGACACGCAGGTTCGGACGAATGCGGTATCATTGTCGCCGGCGTGGTCTGCAAGGGGGCGGTTCAGGAATGGCGTGGCCATGTCCTTGCTGACCGGAGCGTGACCGGAGAAAGCCCGTCTGGCTGGGCCGGGGCCGCAGTCCGCGCGATGGAAGAATTCGGCGCGGACAAACTTGTCGCCGAAGTCAATCAGGGGGGCGACCTGGTCGAGACGGTCATACGCCAGATCGACCCCTTGATACCGTTCAAATCCGTTCACGCCAGCCGCGGCAAAACGGCCCGAGCAGAGCCCGTTGCCGCACTCTATGAGCAGGGGCGGATTTCGCATGGATCAGATCTGGAACGTCTGGAGGACCAGATGCGCGCAATGACGGCAATGGGTTATGAGGGCCGCGGCAGCCCTGATCGGTTGGACGCGCTTGTCTGGGCTCTGCACGAATTGATCATCGAGCCATCCGCCAAATGGCGCCGTCCGAGCGTGCGCGCGGTGTGATTCAGATTTCTTAAACTTTTCAGGCTGGAATGCTTTCAAACGGGTCAGGCACCCAGTGACATTCATCAGGAGTAGCAGCGCATGATCCTCGACTTCTTTCGCCAGACTTCCGCAGAGGCTATTACGCCGGAAGCCAAGGCCAGCGCGGCGGGGCCTGTCATGGCGTGGCACGGCGTGGGCCGCGTCGCGTGGACCCCTCGCGACACGGCCAGCCTCACGCGGAATGCCTTCAGCGGAAATCCCGTGGGCTTTCGGTGTGTCAAGATGATCGCCGAGGCTGCCGCAGCCCTTCCACTGGTGCTTCAGGATCGAACCCAACGCTATAGTGAGCATCCTCTCATTTCGTTGCTGCGGCGCCCCAATCCGGCGCAGGGCCGCGCCGAACTTCTTGAGGCGCTTTACGGGCAAATCCTGCTGACCGGCAATGGATACGTGGAAGCGGTTGGACAGGAAGCGGGCTTTCCCGTCGAGCTTCACATTCTCCGCTCGGACCGGATGAGCGTAATCCCCGGCGCGGACGGATGGCCGATGGGCTATGAATACAACGTCAGTGGCCGAAAGCATCGGTTTGACGTGAGCCAAGGTCACCCAAGCGTCTGCCATCTGAAAAGCTTTCATCCTCAGGACGATCACTATGGTCTTTCCCCGCTTCAATCGGCGGCACAGGCGGTCGATGTACACAACAGCGCAAGCAAATGGTCCAAGGCGTTGCTCGACAATGCGGCGCGCCCGTCGGGCGCGATCGTCTATCGCGGCACCGACGGTCAAGGCAGCCTGAGTTCGGATCAATACGACCGCCTTGTAAGCGAGATGGAAAGCCACCATCAGGGCGCCCGAAATGCAGGCCGGCCAATGCTGCTGGAAGGCGGGCTCGACTGGAAGCCAATGGGGTTCAGCCCATCAGACATGGAGTTTCAGAAGACCAAAGAGAACGCGGCACGCGAGATCGCCTTGGCCTTTGGTGTGCCTCCGATGCTTCTGGGTGTTCCGGGCGACGCGACCTATGCCAACTATCAGGAAGCAAATCGCGCGTTCTATCGCCTGACGATCCTGCCCTTGGCCGCGCGCGTCAGCGCCACTTTGTCGGACTGGCTCTCCGGATTTTCGGTCGATGCACTCGAGCTTTCTCCCGACCTCGATCAGGTTCCGGCGCTTGCCGCTGAACGCGATGCACACAAGCCGCCCTATGTGCCGTTCGAAAGCACGCAGGCGATGTTCCGGCACCTCGAAAAGCGGCTTTCTGCCGTTGAAACACATCTCGGCGCCATCGAAACGGACCGGGCCGTGAGCGAAGAGAAACGCAAATTCATGGGGGCACGGTTCAACGAGATCGACCGTCGCCTGGACAAGATCGACGGACATATTTCACGGCTTGTCTGGCTGATCATCGCGGCGATCCTGGGCGGGTTCATGTCCTTCGTCATGCAAGGGAGCGTCTTGAATGGATAATCAGCCGAACAGGGGCTTGGTGTCGGTGCCCGACGATCCCCCTCTCTCAAGGAGTTGCGCAATGACCCCACACAGCGGACTTGAACAAAAATTCTGCACATTCGGAGACAGCCTGACAGTTGCCGAAGGCACGATCATCGAAGGCTACGCGAGCCTGTTCGGCGACGAAGACAAGGGGGGCGACATCGTCGAGCCGGGCGCATATGCCAAGTCTCTCGTCGCACTCGGGAATAGTGGGCGGCAGGTCAAGATGCTCTGGCAACATGACCCCGCGCAGCCGATCGGCGTATGGGATGAAGTGCGCGAGGACGGGCGTGGCCTTTATGTGAAAGGTCGCCTCCTTGAAACGGTCGCCCGTGCGCGCGAGGCAGCGGCATTGATCGCGGCGAACGCGATTGACGGGCTCAGCATCGGATACCGGACCGTCAAGGCGGTCAAGAATGACAAGGGCCAGCGGCTCTTGAAGGAACTGGAGCTGTGGGAAGTGTCACTCGTGACGTTCCCGATGCTTCCCAGTGCGCGGATCGGGGCGAAGGGCGAATTGGTCGACGCTACGGACCTGCGTGAACTGGCGGCGACCATAAAGGCCGCACGCCGGGAGTTGGCGCAGATGTAGCGCCTGGGACGATCTCAGAACCAATACAGGATCATGTGATGAGCAATACCGAGGAAACCTCTCGGACCGGGGAAGATGTGTCTCCGGTGGCCGAGGTGAAATCCGCGATGGCGGGGTTCATGACCGACTTCAAAGGCTTTCGGGCCGACATCGACACGAGACTCCAAAATCAGGAAGAGAAAATGAAAATGATCGAACGCAAGACCTTTGCACCAGCCCGCCCCACGCTCGCGGCAAATCCGGACGCGGGCGCACCGCATCAAAAAGCTTTCAACGCTTACTTGCGGTCGGGGGACGATGACGCGCTTCGGGGTCTCGAACTCGAGGAAAAGGCGCTGTCTGGTTCGGTTGCGGCTGATGGCGGATACCTCGTGGATCCCCAAACCGCCAATACGATCAAAACGACGCTTTCTGCGACCGCATCGATCCGGTCCATCGCAAATGTCGTCAGCGTCGAGGCCACGTCGTTCGATGTGCTGATCGACCACACGGATCTCGGTCACGGTTGGGCCAGTGAAACCGCCGCTGTCACCGAAACGGGCACACCCGCCATCGACCGCATAACAATCCCACTTCATGAACTGAGCGCGCTGCCAAAGGCCTCTCAGCGCCTTCTGGACGACAGTGCGTTCGACATCGAAGGCTGGCTTGCGACGCGCATCGCAGACAAGTTTGCACGGGCCGAGGCGTCAGCATTTGTCAATGGTGACGGCGTGGACAAACCTACGGGTTTCCTGACCAAGACGGCTGTGGACAATGATGTCTGGGCCTGGGGTAATCTTGGCTATGTGCCAACCGGCGCAGACGGCGATTTCAACGGTGCGGACGCCATCATTGATCTGGTCTATGCCCTTGGCACCGAATACCGCGCACATGCGACCTTCGTGATGAATTCCAAGACCGCAGGCGCCGTGCGCAAGATGAAGGATGCCGATGGCCGCTTCTTGTGGTCCGACGGTCTCGCTGCGGGTGAACCGGCGCGACTGATGGGGTATCCCGTGGTTGTCGCCGAGGACATGCCCGATATCGCGAGTGATGCGACGGCGATCGCCTTCGGGGATTTTTCGTCGGGCTATACGGTGGCGGAACGTCCTGATCTGCGCGTTCTGCGCGATCCCTTCAGCGCCAAACCGCACGTGCTCTTCTACGCCATGATTCTTATCGAAGAAACTGCTGTCCCCCAGGCTGCGTTGCCTGTCGTCCAGCTCAAGGCCCATCTGCGCCTTGGCACAGGTTTTTCTGACGATGACGTGCAGGATGCTGTTCTGGAGAGTTTTCTTCGAGCTGCGTTTGCCACGATCGAAGCCCGCACCGGCAAAATCCTGATCGAACGCGAGTTTTCCTGGGAGCTCACACGCTGGCAGACTCCATGTGAACAGGCGATGCCGGTTGCGCCGATCTCTCTGATCATCAGCTTTGGACTCCGCAACAGGATGGACGACACAGAGATTGTCGATCCTTCGGAGTACAAGCTTCTGCCGGATATGCAGCGCCCTGTCATGCGCTCAACTGGCGTGAACCTGCCCGTCATTCCCAAGGGCGGTGCAGCGGATATCAGGTTTATCGCGGGCTTTGGCTCCACTTGGGGCGCTCTCCCTGCGGATCTGGGACAGGCGGTCTTGCTGCTTGCGGCGCATTTCTACGAACATCGCAACGAAACGGCGATGTCCGACGGCAACATACCTTTCGGGGTATCGAGCCTGATCGAACGCTATCGCACCGTTAGGCTTTTGGGCGGAGGACGTGATTGATGCGACGCTCTGTTCAACTCAACCGCCGCCTGACACTCGAAACCCCCCAACGACAGCCAGACAGCGCCGGGGGTTATCAGGAAACCTGGATCGCGGCCGGGCACATCTGGGCCCAAGTTGCGGCCCGCACGGGGCGCGAAACCGCCGGTGGCGGTGCTGTCCTGTCGACAACCGCCTATCGGATCACAGTTCGCTCCGCTCCGTTCGGCGCGCCCTCACGGCCCTCTCCCAATCAACGGTTTCGCGACGGCGACCGGCTGTTTCGGATCGTGTCCGTCGCAGACCGCGACACCGATGCGCGCTTTCTGGTCTGCTATTGCGAAGAGGAGGTGGCCGTATGAGTTATGGCATGTCATCCGCCCTGCAATCGGCCATCTTTCAGCACCTGAAAGATGACGCCGCACTCACCACGCTCGTCGGCTCGGCCATCTATGATGCTCTGCCCGCCGGTCCGCTCCCCTCTCTTTATGTCGTGCTTGGCCCCGAGAATGTGCGGCCTGCCACGGATCAGAGCGGCGGCGGAGCATGGCACCGCATCACCCTTTCGGTAATCACGGATGGGGCCGGATTTCAGGCCGCCAAGGATGCTGCCGGGGCGCTAAGCGATGCCTTGTGCAACGCATCGCTTGCGCTGTCGCGTGGGCGGCTTTCGGCGCTCAATTTCTACAGGGCCCGCGCCCGACGCGAAGGCAGCAGCGAGATACGACGCATCGACATCACTTTCCGCGCTCGCGTGGAAGACACGCACTGATCCCATATTTACGGAGATACGAGAATGGCTGTTCAAAATGGTAAGGACCTGTTGATCAAGGTCGATCTGACGGGCGATGGAAATTTCCAATCGGTGGCGGGGCTTCGCGCCACGCGCATCAGTTTCAATGCCGAAAGCGTCGACGTGACAAGCCTTGAAAGCCAAGGCGGCTGGCGGGAATTGCTGTCGGGCGCGGGCGTGAAAACCGCCGCAATCAGCGGCTCGGGCATCTTTCGCGACGAGGCATCGGATGAACGCGTGCGGCAGATATTCTTCGATGGAGAGACCCCGGATTTTCAGGTGATCATCCCTGATTTCGGCACGGTGACCGGCGCCTTTCAGGTCGCCTCAATAGATTATGCAGGCACCCATGACGGCGAGGCGACTTACGAATTGTCACTGTCATCGGCAGGCCAGATCACGTTCACGGCGGCATGAAGCCATGGCGAATCCATGGGCAGGAGAAGTCACACTGATAATGGATGGCGAACGCCGAGTGCTCAAGCTGACGTTGGGGGCTCTGGCGGAACTCGAGGCCACGCTTGGCTCGGGGTCGCTTATCGACCTTGTGGAACGGTTCGAGAACACCGAGTTTTCAACGCGTGATGTTCTGGCGCTTGTGACGGCGGGGCTTCGCGGTGGCGGATGGACAGGCCAAGGCTCCGACCTTCTGTCCGCCGACATCGAAGGAGGGCCGGTGCAGGCCGCCCGCGTCGCCGCCGAGTTGTTGGCGCGGGCCTTTACCCTACCGGAGGAAACATGACGCGGTTCGACTGGCCCGAGCTTCTGCGCGCGGGGTTGTGCCGCCTTGGGCTGCAACCCGGTCAATTCTGGGCGCTCACCCCTGTCGAGCTTTCGATGATGCTTGGTCAGGGAAACGGCGTTGTCGCATTGGACCGTGACCGGCTCGACCACCTCATGCACGCCTATCCCGATCAAACTGGAGACACCGAAAATGGATGACCTGGAAAGGCTGGATGACCTCGATAGCCAGCTCGACTCACTCGAAACGGGCATGTCAGGCGCGGCGGATGTGGCCGCGGCCTTCAATTCCGAAATGGCCCGTGTCCGTAACTCGTTCGAACGCACGGGGCGCGATGTCGCCACGCTTGAACGCGGCATGAGCACCGGCCTGCGCCGCGCGATCAAGGGCGCCGTGGTGGATGGCGACAGCCTCTCTTCGTCCCTCCGGTCTCTGGCAAGCACGATGATCAACACCGCGTTCAATGCCGCGGTGCGACCCGTCACGGATCATATCGGCGGGGTTCTGGCGAAAGGGGTCGGCAACCTCGTTGGTGGGCTTTTCAAGTTCGAACAGGGCGGAAGCTTTGCTCAGGGGCGGGTCATGCCCTTTGCCAATGGTGGGGTCGTCAACGGCCCCGTCACCTTTCCGATGCGGCGCGGCACGGGGCTCATGGGCGAAGCGGGGCCCGAAGCGATCATGCCGTTGGCGCGCGGCCCGGATGGCAAGCTCGGAGTGCGCAGTGCCAGCGCGGGCGCGCCTGTGAACGTGGTCATGAATATCACCACCCCGGATGTCGGAGGCTTTCAACGAAGCCAAGGGCAGATCGCCGCGCAGTTGGGCCGCGCCATCGGGCGCGGTCAGCGCAACAGGTAAGACAAAGGGAGACGGATCATGGGATTCCACGAGATACGCTTTCCCGCCAATCTGAGCTTTGGCTCGATCGGCGGGCCGGAACGGCACACCGATGTGGTCACACTTGCGAACGGGTTCGAAGAGCGCAACACGCCGTGGGCGCATTCGCGCCGTCGCTATGATGCGGGCGTGGCGATGCGCGGTCTCGATGACATCGAAACCCTCATCGCGTTTTTCGAAGCACGTCAGGGGCAGGTCTTCGGCTTTCGCTGGAAAGACTGGTCCGATTACAAATCGGGGTCTGCGCTGGCCGAGCCGGACTACCGGGATCAAATCATCGCCATCGGGGATGACCTGACCGCGTCTTTCCCCCTGACCAAGACATACCGATCAGGTGATCACAGCTATTATCGCCCGATCACCAAGCCCGTTCAGGGCACCGTCAAGGTCGGCCTTTCCGAAGAGCAGCAACAGGAAGGTATTCATTTTGAAGTCGACACCACCACCGGCATCGTGACCTTCGCCCACCCCCCCAATACCGGCCTTGAGATCACGGCGGGGTTCGAATTCGACGTGCCGGTGCGCTTTGATACGGATCGCATTCAGACAAGCATGGCCAGCTTTCAGGCCGGCGATGTGCCCAATGTGCCTGTGGTGGAGATCCGGGTATGACCGGGTTTGACGCAGGCTTGCAGGCCCACCTCGAAACGGGATTCACCACGACCTGCCGCTGTTGGGCGCTGACCCGCCCTGATGGCACCGTTCTGGGCTTCACCGACCATGACTGCCAGCTTGAGTTCGACGGGATCAAATTCAAGGCGAATACCGGGCTGAGCGCGCTCGCCTTGCAGCAATCGACCGGCCTGTCGGTCGATAACACCGAAGCGATCGGCGCCCTGACCGATGCGGCCATCACGGAAACCGATGTCGAGGCCGGCCGCTATGACGGGGCCGAGATCCGCGCCTGGCTCGTCAACTGGACCGATGTCGCACAACGGCACCTTCAGTTTCGCGGCACAATCGGAGAGCTGCGCCGAAGCGGCGGTGCCTTTGACGCAGAGCTGCGCGGGCTGACCGATGCGCTGAACCGCCCCTTGGGCCGCGTCTATCAGAAACCATGCACCGCAGTTCTAGGCGATCGCGATTGCGGCGTCGCGCTTGGGTCACCCGGCTATAGCGTCGAATTGATGCCTATCTCGGTCGAAGAGCGGCGCATCTTTCGATTCGAGCCTCTTGCCGGGTTCGAACCCGGCTGGTTTCAGCACGGTATCCTGAAGGCCCAAACCGGCAGGGCCAAGGGCCTCAGCGGGTCGATAAAACGGGATTACGCCGAACGCGATGTCCGAGTGATCGAGCTTTGGCACCCGATCCGCGACACGCTCGACGCCTCGGACCGGGTCATGTTGCGCGCCGGCTGCGACAAGCGTTCTGCAACCTGCCGCGCAAAATTCAACAACCTGATTAACTTTCAGGGGTTTCCCGACATCCCCGGCGATGACTGGACCCTCACGGACCCGGCCAAGGCAGGTGATCTATCAGGAGGCAGCCGTAGAAAATGAGCGATCTGACTGACAAGGTTGTCACCGCCGCCCGTGGCTGGATCGGGACGCCATATCGACATCAGGCCGCGATAAAGGGCGCTGGCGCCGATTGTCTGGGCCTGCTTCGCGGTGTCTGGCACGAGGTGCTGGGAAAAGAACCCGAAACGCCGCCCGCCTATTCGATGGATTGGTCCGAACCGTCGCGCGATGAGGTTCTCTGGGCGGCGGCACGGCGACACCTGCACCCCAAGCCTCTGTTGTCCGAAGCACCGGGAGATGTGCTCTTGTTTCGGATGCGTGATGGGTCTGTGGCCAAACATCTGGGTATCGCGGGCCGTATCGGCAAACAGGCAAGCTTTATTCATGCCTATTCAGGTCACGCGGTCGTTGAAAGCCCGCTGAGCCCGCCATGGCACCGGCGCGTCGTAGCGCGCTTTTCATTCCCCGAGGAGGTTCTCTGATGGCGACTATCGTTCTTTCGGCTGTCGGGGCCGCAGTCGGCGGCTCTATCGGTGGCTCTGTGCTGGGTCTTTCCGCTGCTGCCATCGGCCATTTCGCTGGGGGGGTCATCGGCCGGTCAATTGATCAAAGGCTCCTGGGTCAAGGCTCGGAAGTCGTGGAAACCGGACGTGCCAACCGCCTGCGCCTTACAGGTGCGGGCGAGGGCGATACGGTGGCACAGGTCTATGGCCGGATGCGCATCGCCGGACAGATCATCTGGGCCACCGAGTTCCGTCAGGACGTCACCGTGACCGGTGGCGGCGGCGGCGGCAAAGGAAGGCCGCGCCCGCCGCAACCCACCACGCGCAACTACAGCTACTCGGTGAGTCTGGCCATCGCGATCTGCGAAGGCGAAATCACAAATCTGGGACGGGTCTGGGCCGACGGCACGGAGATCGCACCCGGCAGTCTCGCCATGCGCGTCTACAAGGGCACACACGATCAGCTCCCCGACCCCCGCATCGAAGCGGTCGAGGGGGCAGGCACGGTGCCGGCCTACCGGGGCACCGCCTATGTGGTGATCGAGGATCTGGACCTTGGAAGCTACGGCAACCGTGTGCCCCAATTCACGTTTGAAGTGACACGTCCCGCACAACCCCATCAGCAAAACGGCTCAGATGATCCCGTTCACGCCTTACGCGCGGTCGCGCTTCTTCCCGGCAGTGGTGAATACACTCTCGCCACCACGCCCGTGACCATGAATTTCGGGGCGGGGTCATCCGGCTTGGCCAACGTCAACTCTCCGTCTGGCAAGTCTGATTTCGCCACCGCGCTCGACGCGTTGACGGGCGAACTCCCCAACTGCGGGGCGACATATCTTATCGTAAGCTGGTTCGGGGATGACTTGCGCTGCGACAGCTGCACAGTCCGACCCAAGGTTGAGCAGCAGCAATACGACGCCTCGAACATGCCATGGCAGGTCACCGGCCTGACCCGAGCAACGGCACAGCCGGTTCCCGAAGATAGCAGCGGCAGCATCGTCTATGGAGGAACGCCCGCAGACGCGGCGGTGATCGAAGCCATTCTGGGGCTGCAACAGTCAGGTCAGGAGGTGATGTTCTATCCGTTCATCCTCATGGATCAAACGGCGGGCAATACCCTGCCCGACCCCTATAGCGAAGCCCTGTCTCAACCCGTGCTGCCATGGCGCGGGCGCATCACCCTGCCAGTCGCACCCAACCGCACCAACAGCGACGACGGCACACCGGTCGCAGTGACCCATGTGACCACCTTCTTCGGAACTGCCACCGCGGCGGATTTCGCCATTTCTCCGGTCAGCACGTCCGCGCCCACCCAATCCAACGGAGCCAAAGACCTGCTAAGCTATGGCGGCGCGGTCAAGCACAGCCCAGTGACCTATACAGGCCCCGAGGAATGGGGCTATCGCCGCTTCATATTGCATAACGCCGCGCTTTGTGCCGCCGCCGGCGGCGTCGAAAGTTTCTGTATCGGCTCCGAAATGCCCGGCCTGACGCAGATTCGTGGGCCCGGCAACAGCTTTCCCGCCGTGGATCAGTTGATCGCGCTGGCCGCCGAAGTTCGCATGATCCTCGGCCCCGATACAAAGATAAGCTATGCTGCAGATTGGTCCGAATATTGGGGCTATCAGCCAAAGGACAGCCCGGGTGATCGTTTCTTTCACCTCGATCCGCTCTGGGCTGATCCCAACATCGACTTCATCGGTATCGACAACTACATGCCGCTTTCCGATTGGCGCGACGGCACTGATCACCTCGATGCCAGCGTCGGCTCGATCTATGATCCTGGCTATCTCAAATCCAACATCGAAGGCGGCGAAGGCTATGACTGGTTCTATCACTCGGACGAGGCCCGCGCGGCCCAGATTCGAACCCCCATCACAGACAAGGCCGAATCCGAGCCTTGGGTATGGCGCTACAAGGACATCCGCAACTGGTGGTCAAACGGTCATCATGACCGTGTGAACGGCGTCCGGCTCGAGGTTGCATCGCCCTGGATTCCAAAATCCAAGCCCATCCGCTTTACCGAGTTTGGCTGCGCGGCCATCGACAAGGGAACGAACCAGCCCAACAAGTTCGTTGACCCGAAATCCTCGGAATCCTCGCTGCCCTATTTTTCCTCGGGCCGCCGGGACGATCTGATGCAGGTGCAATACCTGCGTGCCATGACCGAATACTGGTCCGCCCCTGAAAACAATCCCCTGTCCCCAGAGTATGATGGGCGGATGATCGACATGGAGCGCGCCTATGCTTGGGCATGGGATGCGCGTCCCTTTCCGTTCTTTCCCAACAATCAGACACTTTGGGCAGACGGCGCAAATTATGCTCGCGGCCACTGGATCAGCGGCCGTATATCGGGCCGAACGCTCGCCAATGTGGTGGATGAGATCGCTAGCCGCGCAGGGATGCGCCATCACGATGTTTCGGGCCTGCACGGATTTGTCCGTGGCTATTCGGTCGAGCAGGTCGGCGAAGCGCGCGCGGCGCTGCAACCGCTGATGCTGCGCTACGGCTTCGATGCGATTGAACGTGATGGCGCACTTCTGTTCCGCATGCGCGATGGCCTTCCTGATGCCGTGATAGACCCCGCACACCTTGTCCGCGATCCTCAATCCGGTCAGACCCTCGAGGAAACCCGCGCCAGCATGACTGAAATTGCCGGCCGCGTGCGATTGCGCTTCGTCGAAGCGGACGCCGATTTCGAGGTGATCGCCGAAGAGGCCATCCTGCCCGATGACGCGACACATGCCGTTTCAACCTCCGAAATGCCCCTCGCGATGACCCGCGCCGAAGGGCGTGCCACGGTCGAGCGCTGGTTGTCCGAGGCCCGCGTGGCAACAGACAGCTTGCAACTCACCCTGCCCCCGTCATCGCTTGGATTGGGGGCAGGTGATGTGATCGCACTTGCCGAAGCGGGCGGTAGCGGCCATTTCCGAATCGACCGCGTCGAACAGATGGGCACCGCCCAAAGCATCGAGGCCGTGCGGATCGAACCTGAATCCTATCGCCCCGTGGACATCACCGAGGAGCCCCCCGCAACGCGGCCCTTCATCTCGCCCGTTCCGGTCTTTCCCCTGTTTCTCGACCTTCCCCTCATGACAGGGGCCGAGGTTCCGCATGCACCGCATATCGCACTGGGCGGGACACCTTGGCCCGGGTCGGCCGCGATTTATGCCTCTGACACGGATGCCAACTACCGCCTGAACAGCGTGGTCGACATCCGGTCGCGCATCGGCATCACACAGACCCCGCTCCTCGCGGCGGCACCGGGCCTTTTGGATCGTGGCGAAGGGCTCACCGTCAGCATGTTGCATGGTCAGCTCGAAAGCATTTCCACGGACGATTTACTCGCCGGGGGCAATCTCTGTGCCATCGGCGACGGGACACCCGATGGATGGGAGATCATGCAGTTCCGCGACGCCGAACTGGTAGATCAGGACACCTATTTCCTGCACACGCGCCTGCGCGGACAGCTTGGAACCGACGCCCTGATGCCCGCCGAATGGCCGAGCGGAAGCTATATTGTCATGCTCGATGGCATACCCGAGCAAATCCAGCTTGCCGATGCACAGCGCCGCCGCGCGCGGCACTACCGGATCGGCCCCACCGGCAGACCGGTTGACGACCCATCCTACCAACACGCGGTGGTCGCGTTCGAAGGGGTCGGCCTGCGACCCTTCGCTCCCGTGCATCTCAAGGCGCGCGACACGGGCGGCGGCATTACCCTCTCATGGGTGCGTCGCACGCGTATCGACGGTGACCGCTGGGAAACCCCTGACGTGCCGCTCGGAGAGGAGCGCGAGCTCTACCTCGTCCAGGTCAGTCAGAACGGCTCCGTTTTGCGCGAACAGATCGTTGAGGCGCCCAACTGGACCTACAGCGCCGCAAACCGTGCATCGGATGGACTGACCGGGGGGATCACGCTCGCGGTCGCACAAATCTCCGGTCTCTTCGGTCCCGGTGCCTTCGCAAGCCTCGAGATCACGGCCTGA